GCCGGCGTCTTCGCCCCATTTGCCGGGACCGTGCTTTGCCGGATCCCAGCCCGCCGCCTTCGCCGCCTGCCACGCGTCATAGGCGGCCCACAGGCCTAGCGCGATCTCGCCGACCACCGGGATAGCCGCCAGCCCAGCGCGCGCCCCCAGGCGGCCCGCCAGCCCGCCGGCGCCACGGGTGAAGGTCGCGCCCATGCCCGCGCCAGCACCCGCCGCGGCGGGTGCTACCAGCCCGAGCATGCGCAGCAACCCACGCCCCATGGTCCACAAGCCGCGCGCCAGCCGGGACGGCCCCAGGCCGATCATCGACAGCGCGGCGATCGCGGTCAGCGTCTTCAGCACGTCCGCCAGGATGTCTTTGGTGCCGGCCCACTGGTCGATCGCTTTGCTGGTCTTCTCGAGACCGCCGTAGTCGAACAGCGATTTGCCGCCGGCCTTCCACACCATGTAGTCGTCGAGCAGTCCGAGCAGCAGCGACAGCATGGCGATGACACGCCCGAACGGCGTCGCCAGCATCGCCACGCCCACCGCAGCAAACGCGATCTCCAGGAATTTGAGTTTACCGGGTATCTGATCGATCAGATCGAACATGCCGGCAAACGCAGTGATCAGCAGATCGACCACCCGGAACACGAAGCCCGCCGCCTTGGCCAATCCGTCCAGCAGCGAATTGATCAGCGGGAGATGCTCGCGGAGCGTCACCAGGATGTGGTCGAGCGACGGTTGAATCTCTTTCAGGAAGTTGGTGCCGAAGCGCTGCCAGATGTTGTTGAGCACGACGCCGAGATCACGGAAGGTGCGCGTCGCCGCCTCGGCCGCCGTGGCGAACTCCTTCGGGTCGCGGTTGCCCCACACCTCCTTCACCAGCTTCGCGGCGCGCTCTTGCTGCGCGGCCCATTCGCCGGTTGCCAGATAGTGCACCGCGAGCGGATCGGTGATGCCGACGCGCGCCGCCAGTCGCTGCGCCATCCAGTAGGTCGGCGAATTAGGATCCGCGCCACCCAGCTTGCGGAGCTCCACGCCGAGCTCTTTCAGCCGCCCCACGTTGTCGGTGGCAGTCACCCCGAAGGCGCGCAGGAAGCCGATCCCGGCTGGCCCGTAGCTGCGCAAGAAGCCGGTGAACCCCTCCATGGCGCCGCGCGCCTGTTCGGTCGACATCCCGAGCATCCAGAACGCGTTGCTAACCGACTGGATTTCATCGGTTGCCATGCCCATGCGCTGGCTGGCTTGGTAGAGCTCGTTGCCGGTCTCGGCGAACTTCTTGGCCAGCACCACAAGCCCGGTGCCAATGGCGGCCAGCTCCGCATTGAGCAGACCGACACGCGCGGCGACCCGCTTCAGCCCGCTGAGGAAGCTCTCCTGCGATGCGCCGTCGACGACGTATTTAACATTGACCAGAAACTCTTGGAGGACCTCGGCGGCCATCAGCCGGGCGCCTTCGGGCCAGCTTGATCAGGATCGAGCGGCTTTGTGGTGATCTCGGTATACCAAGGTTGCCCGCGGTTATCGCCGTGATGCGTCACGCTCCACGCGGTATAGATGCCGTCGCTCTCGATGTGTGCCATCATCTGCAACGAATAGGTCTGGTTGATCGCCTGCGAGGTATCACCGCCTTGCGCCTTGATGACCTTGTTCACCTCGTCGTTGTTGATCTTGATCTGGCAGCCCGGTGTGATCTGGTAATTTAACAGACACTGCACATGGATCGCGGCGCCGATCTGCTGCGTCGGAATGCTGGTCATACCGTTGAGGACGTTGATTTCGATCGGCTTGGCGGGCAGCTTCTCGCCCGGGCCCAGCACGTGCAGTTTGTTGTTGCTATCGATGAAGCAAAACCCATCGATAGCCTGCGTCAGATCACGCATCACCTCGGGCGGCAAACCATAGAGCGTGCGGCTGCGCGTGCTCTTCTGGGTCTGGATCGCGTCGATCTGGGTGATGGTTCCCGCGGTGATGCCGTAAGGGCCCATGGCGGAAAGCACCGCATTGATGATGTCCTGCCCGGTGGTGCCGGGCGGCAGTCGCTTGTTGATGAGCGGCTCGAGCATGGCTTGGCTACCGCACGCGGCATGGATGCGCAGAAACGTGTCGGTGGCGCTCAACTTGCCCTTCTCAAAGAATACGATATCACCGGCAAACAGCTGGCCGTAGCGGGCGTGCTGGTAGCCGCCGCTCAGCGTCACGTTGGTGAATTCCTGGGTGATCTGCTGAGCGAGATCATCCGGCACGTTGGTGACCGTGGCGGTCAGTTGCCACGGGTTTAACATCATGCCGGTCTCCACCGAAAATTCGATGTGAAAGTCCGACAGGTTGATGGCCTTGCCGCCGCCGCCGGCATCGGTCGGCGTGCCAACCGCTAAAGCCCACAGTCTGCCGAATAGTTTGCCGGGTGGCGGCGTCAGCTCGGGTGCGGGCGGGTCGCGCTTGGCGACAACCTCGACCGGCGGGAGCGTCACTTCGGTGGACGAGTCACGCAGACTAGCGCTCACGGCTGCGCTCCAGGTGACGCTGATAGATCCGCTCGTTCTCGTCCAATACGTCGAGGTAGTCGTTGGCGAGCATCACGTGCTCCAGATCGATCGTGCCATCGAGCAGACCCTCCATGCGATACATGCCTTTGACGGAGGGGCGCAGCAGATAGCCCTCGCCGTCTGCTACCGCTATCCAATCGAGTTCAGGGTAAGCGTCGGCGTTTCCGTAGCTGCCGCCCCCGGCAACGCGCCGCCGAAAAAACCCGTCAGATTATCCTGCAGGATCTTGGAGACCACCTCGATCATCATCGGTAATGAGTCGAGATCCTCAAACATGATGCGTTTGGCGCGCGGGTTCCACACGTCGACCCACACCACACCCGAACCATTGCCGCCTTGCTGGCGCTGTGTCATCTCCAGACACATGCCGAGCACGTAGTTGCAATCCTCATCGGTGATGCGCGACAGCGCCCCGGCAAACGGCACGATCAGCTTGTTGGGTTCCTGCTCGCCGATCGCCGCCAGCGCGTCGCCCATCTCCATCATCTCGGAGATCAGCGGCGCGAGACGACGGGCGACGTGGAATTGCTGGAACGCGTTCATTCGTTTGGCGCGGTAGAGGTGATCGCCGACTTTGAATTCCAGCATCGTTAACCCCCGACCACCGACGTGCCGCTGGTGCCGTCGCCGAGCACGCCGTTGACCTGACCCGCGTCGAAGATCCATTCCTGCAGGCCTCCCTCTTTCGCGTAGGAAACATTCGGCCAACGCTGGAAGGCGCAGTTGGTGCAGGAGATCTGGTCGCCGCGCGCCGGATCACTGATAACGATGACGTTCTGTCCCCACAGCGCCGAGCTCACACGTTGCAGATCGAGCATCACCGACAGCATCTGATTGGTCGGCGAGGTCTTTAGAAAACGCAGAGTAATGGTGCCGCCATTTCCAGCATGCAGTGAGTGCATCACCGAGCCGTCAGCGCCTATGGTCATGGTGTTCTTGTTCTCGACCATGGCGACGGTAATGCCTTCTTCGGAATTACCCGAGCCGTAGCCGAGCGAGAACGAGCCGCCGGGACCGACGATGGACGCGGCAACGTCCATGAACGAATATGTCGCCATGGCAACATTTTCCTTTCGTTTCAGATTGTGGAGGAATGGAACCAGATCCGCCGGGCGGCGTTTACGGTCGCGGGGTCGACCCCTGTTTCAGGAGAAAGCTATGCCCAACATCCAAGATGCCGCCCAACAGCTGAACGCCGCGCTGGATCGCATCGCAGCTGCAGCAAACAACCCGCAGCAAGTGCAACAGGCCGTGCAGGACGCCAAACAGAAGGTCCAGGAGTTTGTGCAGCACGCCCAGCAGGGCGGCCAGGGTGGCCAGCAGGGCGGCCAGCAGCAGGGCAGCCAGGGCGCCACGCACCAGCGCTAGGGGTGCTTGGCTAGGCAGCTCTCAATGATCTTGGTGATCATTGTGTTTCTAACTTCGGTGTTGTGCGCGAACACGTAGGACGCAACACCGAGGAAGCATATGTTTAGTAACACCAGCAACAAAAATGCTGGTGGGAGTGCCTTGATCAGCTTGTCGCTGATGCCTGCAATCACCCCGTGGCGACCGTTCCCGTTACTAGGTTCGGTCGCCACGGGACGTCACTTAGCCTTTAGGTGCCGGTGCCGGCGGCAGCGGCATGCCGACTTCCAGCGAGGGGTCGACAGAAACGTAACGCCATCCCAACGAAGGACAGTAGCACAACATCCAAAATGTCTTGGACGGCAGCCCCTGGTCGGGATGTCCACCGCTGCCACCCGGCAGGCCCTGGTCAGGACGCGCACCACCAGACGGCAGCCCCTGGTCAGGCTTTGGCTGGCTTCCCGGCAGCCCCTGGTCAGGCCGTGCCGGCTGGCCAGGGATCGGCTGGCCGGATACGTGACCACCGCCCGGCAACCCCTGCGAGGGATGCGGCGGACGGCCGGGTGACGGCCAGATCGTGCCCGGCTGCACCGGGATGCCGCCACCGAAGCCGGGATCGACCGGCACGATGGGATTGCCGAGCGACGGAGGCGGCCAGATGCCCGGAGGGGGCGGCGGCAAGCCCTGATCGGGACGGTCGCTGCTGATCCCGTAGCCGGGATCGGTCGGACCTTCAGCGCCCGGCAGCTCATTGCCGGGATGCCCGCGCTCACGCACGGTAAGGAAGCCAGAAACGAACGGCATTTGACGTCTCCTTTAGCGGTTGACGTTTACGATCACGTTAGCGAAATGAACTGCGCCGGCCAGTTTGATCGCACACTGGATGGTCGGCGCGATGCGCTGCTCCCGGATAGCCTGCGGCTGACTTTCCACGAGCGGCGCCCACACGTAGTAGCCGAGTGGCAGCATCTGTCCATAGACGATCTGGCCGAACCCGCTGGCATTCCACTGCCCGGGCGCAATCATCCCGTTAATGACGCCCTGCTGCAATGAATTGGTCACAGTCGCCACCAGGATGTGGATGCCCTGGTTGGTTTGCGGGATTTTGGTGGTCGAGGTGTAGAGCACATTAAACAGATCGGTCTGGATGCGATTGGCCAGCCAGTCGGTGGTGTGCCGCTCGTCGAAATACATGCTGCTCGCCATCACGCCCTCCTGGATGATGGCGACGTCGTTGCTGTAGTAGACGAACACGTTGGCCCGCTTTAGCTTGAGCGCGGCGGCTTGGTTCTCGGTCAGGATCTCACCCGACACGCCGGGCTCCTGTTTGAATTTTAACGTGATGACGGTGTTGCTGGCCTCAAAATCGACGGTGAACGCCCGGCCATACATAGAAGCCGAGGCATATTTGCTGTTGCTGCTGAACTGACCGAACGTGCGGGTATAACCCAGCGCCTTCATCTGACTGAAGATGTCGACGTTGATCGTCGGATCCAGCGCCGCGGTGTCCTGTGAGGTGTAGCCAAAAATGGAGCTCGGACTGCAGCCCTCGATAAACTGCGCCACGTTGACGTAGTCGGTAATGCTGATGTCGTTCACCAGAGCAAATTGCAGACCATACCACTGCGGGTGGGCACGCAGCGCGATGGCACACTGCAATGCCGTTTCCGCTGCGATACCGTTGACCGGCACCGAAGCACCCGCCGCCTGGGTTAGCTTCATCGGCGTCGACACGTCTTGCCCGAGACCGGACGAACTGGCGTAGCCGATCGTGCTGGTGGTGCCGGATGAAATCGACTGGATGTGGAACCGCGTGCCGTCAAACCAGCAGCTGCCGCCGGTTAGTGCGTTGTTAACAATGGTCGCCGCGCCGTTCAGGTTGGTGATGCCGGTGAAATCCATACCCGTGGTGCCGTTCTGTGGCGCCAGCGCACCGGTTGCCGCGGTGAGCTGGATGATCGCTGAGATGTCGGAGCCGCTGGCAGGTGCGCTGGCGTAGGTGATGGTGGACGCGGTGCCGGTGGTAGCGCTGCGAATCACGAACGCGCCGAGCTGATTGTTCCAGCTCGCGGTGCCATAGCTGGCCATCGCGGTGGAGATCAGACTGCCCGCGCTGGCCAGACGGGTCGGCGTGTCGGTGCCGGTCATGGTGGAGAAATTGATCCCCGCCACGTGGTGCAACGTGCCGTCGATGGTGATGTCAAACGCGCCGTTGACGAGGCCCTGCAGCTGCGTCACCAGCGCGTCCTGCGCCACCGGGGCGAAGGTGCCGCCGGTCAGATGCGCCGAGGTGGCCTGCAACAGGTGCGCCGTGCCGTCGATGGTGATTTGCATGGTGCCGTTGGTGACCAGCTTCAGCTGATTCTGCAGCGCGACCTGTTGCGATGTGGTCATGATGCCACCATGCAGGATGGCGTTCGACCCGTTCTGGGCGAACCGTCCGACATAGAGCACGGCCGGCTGCGGCGACTGCGAGAAGAATAAGTCCGCCGCCAGGAACTCCGGCGCGGTGGATCCGAAATCCTCGGCGACACCATCCAGCGTGCTGTATTGCCGGATGCGCTCATTGACGTCGATCGCAACCGATGGCCCGGCAATGCAGAGCGCACCGAAATTGCGCAGTGGCACTGCCAGCGGGCTCATGTTGATTTGCACATTGACGACGTCCGATACGCTCAGACCGGGCATGGCGTGCTCCTGTAGGTTTCAGTCGTGTGAAAGAGAGGGTGGCGGCTACGCCATCAGCAGAGCGCGGCTCTGCACGAAGCCGGTGGTCCCGCTGGCCGACAGGCGTTGCGCTGCCTGGGTCAGATGCAGCGCGGCGGCGATGTCGCTGTGGCCGCGTGCGGTGATGATCTCGCTGTCCTGCAACAGCGCCAGCACGGCGCCAACGGTCAGCGTGGCGCGGCCGGTGAAGCTCTGGTCGACCTGGGTGGCCACGAGACGGCCCATCGCGGCGCCGTTGGCGACGCCAGCGAGGGTCTGCGGTGCCTGAGTGGCGGTCAGCGTGGCGCCCGCCACCGGCCCGGCGTGGCCGGTCAGC